CATCAAGTTAATAAGAACTTGCTCGTCTACATCGTTGTCCATGAACGAGCTTGAAATCAAGCGATAAGCGTTCAGGATTACTTGCTTAGGCTGGAACTTGTTAGCGTTGCCGCCAGAGTTGCCTTGATTCTGCAAGTTACCAGAAGTAGCATTGATTGCCCATGCAGCCGCGTCAACGTCTGGCTGAATTGGGAGTACAGTTGCTGCACCATTAACTGGGATTTCACGGAACAAACGAGCAACTTTCAGCTCATTCATGATTTCTTTCTCAATGAGATTAGAAACTTCCTGATCGATATCAGCTGCGTTAGTAGTGTAATCAATACCTGCCTTCTCCTGAAGATCGATACCAAATTCAGTGTTCATACCCTTACGAGTCATAACACCCAACAGGTGAGCTTTAAGGAACTCTTGGCCCCACTTAGATACATCACCTTTAGAAGAGCGGTCAGTGAAAGACTTCTTGCTATTTTTCATAGCATCGATCTCTGCTGATTTCTCTTCGAGTTCAGACTTATACTGCTTGAGTACTTCGTCAATTTTTGCGTCTTTTTCAGCTAGCTTAGCTTCAACGTCTGCCATAAGGGCTTCAACGCCAGTTTGTACGCCAGTTTTAACGCGGATTTCTTCGGCTTCAACAGCCTGTGCCTTTTCAACGTCTGCTTCAGCTTGTGCTTTGGCTTCTGCTTCATCAGCTGCTTTTTGCTCGGCTTGCTTCATAGCAATCTTAGCAGCTGTATCTTCAGCTACCTTCTTTGCAAAAGCTTCCAAGTCGATGTTTTGATTTTCCATCTTGATCTCCTGATCTGCGGATTGAATATCCGCGCTTTGAGGTGTGTTGTCACTAGCTATTCCCGAAGTCTTAACTTCTTCCTTAGCCAGAGACTGACCTGCTAGATCTACACGATTTGTGAAAGTTTTTTTGAACTCTTCGTACTCATCAGATGAGTCAAAAGACTTCGCGAGCGAAAAAGTAGCTGATTGATTGCATGGCACAGATACTACCGATACCTCAAACAACTCAGCGTCCTTAATCATTAATCCGTCGGTTTCCTTAATGTAATCAGCATCCTTGACTCGGAAACCTACGGAAAAGGCCCCAAGAACACCGTCTTTAACTAGTTCTGCAACATTAGCAGGCGCTGACTTGCTAATCTTACATTCTAACTCCAAGCCATTTGGTCCTGCTTTCAGACCTGTGGCTCTACCAATTGGCTTATCATAATCATGATTAAATAAGATAATTGGATTTTTTTCAAAGTTCTGTAGTCCACCTTTCTGCCATGCTTCTGCTGAGATGGAATCACCCGCGCGATCAAAGTCAGCCGTGCTTGCCATCCCACGAATCATGACAGAACCATCGTCCTGTTCATGAGTCTTGAAAGTAGACGTCAGATTAAAGATTTTATTCATCATCTTTATCCTCTTTTACTGCTGGTTTAACAGCAGGCTTGACCGTAGCCTTAGGTGCAGGCGTAGGTACTTTTGGTGGAGCAGGTTTTGGTTTAGGAGGAGGATTTTCCTTCTTCTTAATTTCTGCCCACACTTCTGGAAGAGTGTTCTCCATAATACCTAACATACGGCTCCAGCTTCCAAAAAAATTCAGTACAAGTCCTGCTCGAATAGGCGTGCGTTTTTCAATATGCTCATATTCACGCTTAGTAAGTATCTTACCTTCTTCTAGCATTACCATTGATACTGCTTCGAGGACTTTGCCTCTTTGTCTTAAACTTCCCATTATTCCTCCGGTTCTTCGACGGGGCGTCCGCCCTCGTCTGGGTTTGCTGCTGAACCTGCGATGTTTGCAGGAACTCTTATTTCTTCTGTGCCTTCAATAGCTTCGAAACCTAGTCGTTCTCTTGCCTCTGCGGCTGTGATAATACCACCATTTACTAGTGAAGTATAATACGCAGATGAGTCTCGTAACTCAGGTTGCAAAGCGGGGATATTAGTAATGTCCTCACTTAGCTCAAAACCAAAAAATCTTTCTAGTCCATAATTAATTTTTCGAACTATAGGAAGTATAGTCTCCAAATAATATAGTCGCATATTTGGGCGAATGTTGGCGTTGTTACCAGAGTCCATCATAATAGGAGGTATTCCTAACGCCTTCAAAATAATCTTTTCATTTTCTGAAATAGCACTTTGAAAATCTAATTCTTTAAAATTTACATTTGAAATCTTATCGACTTCAATTCCACCGTCTAAGATAAGAGGTCGTCGACCACCTGCATCCGGACGGTAGCGTGCTTGCCAAGAAACCATCATTCGTTCTTTGATTTTCTCGGAAAGCGTATTAGGTGATTTTAGTACCAATCCGGGTACAGCTCCGTTCTTAAAGAAGTTATCCTGAAAAGCTCTCATATTCTTAATAAGAATCATAGTACGCAATGCAGGTTTTAGACGAGGAACACCTCGATAGATTGAATGAAAAGAGTTTTCTTTAATATGAATGATTTCATTCGGTCTAAAAGTAATGTCATGCATTGTAAACTTTTCAATATAAGTTTCTCTGTCAGAGTGTATACGCACGTCAGTGGCAGGTAGATGATAGAGATGTGCTCCATCAAAGTATATAAAGATATTACCGTCAATTAAAAGATCAGTAATAAGGTTACGCTTAAAACTGTTAATATCTTGGTAAGGATTTGGAGACTTATTAAGAAGAGTATCTACTTTAGCTCTTTTAATACCAGGAACCTGTCCCTTGAAAGAGTTTTCTCTAGAAACTAAAGTATGAATCTCAGCTACGTCGTCAACGATCATATTTACGCCGCGATTAACGATTTCTAAGTCTTCATACGCTTTTTCATAACTAAAACTAGGTTCTCTGGAAGAATTAATATCACTGCCCATATGATACTGTGCAGGATTTAACTTCTCTTCAGTGTCCTCAGGTTTTGTGCCAAAAATATTATTATACCAAGCCATGTTTTTCTCTTTGAATCTCTACCCAGCGCATTTGTTTTTTTGCAGTGCCTAGTCCAGGGTCTTTACCATAAATTGAGTGAAGTTTTAAATGATGAGTATGACATAGTGTTACTGTGTAGTCATACAGCTCAGCATGATGCTCTTCTATAAAGTCATCCCGAAGTGCTTGTATATACTCGGGATTGTGTTTGTTCTTTGTTAACCATTGATTTAACAATGGTGTTAAACTGTAAAAGTGGTGAAAGTCAAGCTGCTCTGTCTCATCACAAATCTCGCAAGCGTTCCCTTTCTCATACTTGGATTTTGCCTTGTCTCGTACATACTTTACAACATCGCGTTTTAACTTAGGCATTTTCCATTAGTTCCTCAATTTTTATCTAAAGAATTATATCGACTTTGGGGTGACTTGTCAATAACTATTTTTCATCAGGTATCGTTAGAAGGACACTTGTGAGGTTTGGAATGAATAAAGTGCGTACCTCAAACCATCTGCCATGTGCGAAGCCATGTTGTGCTTCGGCTTTTCCTTTATTAAATTAGGGTTAGGGTCCCACTGATAGGAATCTAAACATTTAAGCGACTCTCCACACTCTTGGTCGACATATAAATAATCATTATCAATAATAGCAGACACATGCCCTATACCATCTAGTACAGACTTCTTGGCATTGATAGTACTAATATCATAGTTCTGTGCAAAGTCAAAGCGAGTCTGTTGTGCTGCTGAGTCAATGTAAATATAATCAATGTCCCATCGGTCAATAAGTTTTTGTATTTCTTCTGCATGTTGTTCTGTCGTACGCTCGTTATTTAAATATTCGTCTACGAGGTAGTACTTTTCATTTTCCCAATCATAAGCGATTACACACATTGCTGTCGGGTCTTTGAAACCTACGTCTAACCCCGCAAAGACATCCATCCGTGAAGTATCTAATTGAGATAAGTCTTTTACTTGCGTTTCAAAGTTAAACTTCCATATCTGACCTTCATAAGTATTAAAATCAGCTTCGTACTCTTGTTTAAATTCTGCCTCTGACATAGACTTACGCGCTTCTGCTATATCTGTTTCTGACATACGAGGATTGTCTTGATACGTTGCTCGTATACTACACCATTCAGGGAATTCATCTGAGAAGCCTCTATAGAAGAACTCAGAAAACCAGTTGTTGCGACCCCGTGGCGTGGAAATAAAAAGTGCTTTAGAGTTTTCTTTATCTAGTGTTGGTCTGAGCGCCACGTTGAAGGCATCTTTTCCATCAGCGAGAGCAGCTTCGTCAAAAATAATAAGATCGTAAGAACGCCCAACACAAGAATCCACTTGATTAACTGATCCCATACGGACTGTAGACCCATTCGAGATTTCAATAACTTTATCTTTTGCATTATCCTTGGTTACCTCTAGATCGAAATGTTTAATTAGGTTTCTTTGTAGGTCGAAAGAAATCTGAGACAAAGAATAGTTCGGGGACATAATAAGAATGTTAGAACCAGGCACTAAAGACACGAGCTGTCCAATAATGTTGGCAATGTAAGTTTTGCCCTGCCGACGGGAGACGGCGGCGGAGACAAAACGATATTTGGGGTTGTTAATCGCATTTATAATAGCTACTTGCGACGGCAACGGTTTGACATTCAATAGGTTTAAGTACGGTCCTATTGGAAGTTTTAAGAACTTTGCCTCAGATCCTAATTCAACTATTTCATTGGAGATAATATCTCTCCTACTCACTTCTACTGCCATATCAATCTTCTTTTTTTACTAAAGTCCA